GGTAATGTCAAAGCTAAACATGGTGAGGACAAACCAAAGGAAAGCATTATCTAATTCTCTAAGAGAATGAGTGCACAGTGTGGGCCAATCGGGAGACTGAAAGGCCCACAACTACAGTTATGGAAAAAAGATATATAAATTATTTTAACGGGTACAGACATGCGTATGGAGTCGCTGACTTTGAACATCCAGATGCATATGTAGATTCTGAAACAGGTAAAAAGAAACCTGTGTACAGATGGAACTACGAAGAACTTACTGAAGAAGTATACCAAGCACATCTAGAAGGCACATTATCAATCGGTATTCAACCGTGTAATGAAAACTCAGAGGTAAAATTTGGAGTCATAGATATAGATCCAAAAGATTATGATGACTTTGACAAAAAATTTTTTATAGACAAAATTCAAGAATACAAACTACCACTACTACCAGTATGTTCTAAAAGTGGTGGACTACATTTATTTTTATTTATGAAAAATTTTACAGATGCAAAATCTGTAAGATCATTTTTAAGTAATTTACTACCACTATTTAAACTAAAATCAGATTGTGAAATATTTCCAAAGCAAACACAACTAACAAAAGACAATGAAACAGGACAACTACGTCCAGGTCAATTTATAAACCTACCTTATTTAGGAGGCAATCAACGGCAAGCATTAAATGCAGACGGGACCAAGTTTACGCTAGACCAGTTTATGCAGGTCATAGAGGCAAACCTGGTAGACAAAGAAAGACTGAAAGGAATTACAGAATCGATAGAAGAACAAGACATGCAAGATGTCGACGAAGATTTCAAAGATGGACCACCGTGTCTAGCAATACTTTCTAAACTTACAAATGATCCTGCGTTTGATGGCAAGGATAGATTTATGTATAACTATCATGTGTTTGCAAAGATGAAGTTTGCAGACAACTGGCAACAGAAAGTTATGAATGCACCAGTAAAATATTTTGCAGGTGAACATGCAAATGCATGGGATCAAAAATTTTTAAATCAAAAAGTAAAATCATGGAACAAAAGTACAAAAGGTTATACATGTACACAGAGTCCTATTAGTGAGTATTGTAAGAAAGGTATTTGTGTTAAGAAAAAATATGGAGTCTTAGCAGGATCAAAAGGTGCATACCCTGTGCTTACTAATTTAAAAAAGATAGATCTAGATCCAGAACCAGAATATGAATTTGATGTAACAAAACCAGATGGCATTAGTACAGCTACAGTGCATTGTAGATCTGTTGAACATCTAAACGATCAACGTAAAAGACGTAACTCAATATCAAAAGCTGCAGGATTCTTACCACCACTTATCAAGGGTGACCAGGAGCAAGCAGTTATGGACGCGTTATATCTAACACAAAAGATAGTGCACCCACCAATAGGTACATCACCAAAAGAAAAATTACATGATGTTATACATGCAAAGATAAATGGACCAAGAGCTACAAGCGATGCAGCATTTAAAACTGGATCTGTATTAATAGAAAACGATCTAGCATTTTTTAAGTTTGATAAATTTTTTGACAAGCTACGATCTAAGAATTGGAAACATAGCGAAGATAAGACAGGTCGTATGATGCAGGTTATATATCAAGATTGTGAAATAGATTTTTTAGATCAGAAAAGATATCCATCAAAGAAAGCAGGAGAATACAATTCATCTACAAAGAATGTAGTACAAATAAATATAAAATCATTTGAAGAGGTACCAATACACCATACTAAACTGGTACACAAGACGGAGATAATGTGATTAGTAGAAAATTATTCGGGCCTCCGGGAACAGGGAAAACAACTAAGCTGTTAAAATATGTAAAAACATTTTTAAAACTGGGTACACCTGTAGATAAGATAGGATATTTTGCATTTACAACTAAAGCTGCAAACGAAGCTATTGATAGAATGTTGGATTATCACACAGCTTTTAGTAGAAAAGATTTAAAATATTTTAGGACCCTACACTCTCTTGCATTTACAAGACTCGGACTCAAAAAATCAGAGGTATTACAGGACGAACACTACGAAGACATAGGTAGAAGACTAGGAATTCAAATGACAGTGTACTCTGATGGCCAAGAAACTACAGGATTTGTAGACTCTAACAGCGAATATTTTAATCTTATTAATGCAGCTAGAATTAAAGAAATTACAATCGAAGATGAATACAATACAGATATGTACTCACAAGACATGAACAAGCAATTGTTACAAATTATTTCAGATGAGCTACAGAACTACAAAGACTCATACAAATTAGTAGATTTTACTGATATGATTGAAAGGTTTAATGTGTCTAAATTGTGTCCTAAATTTGACGTATCTTTTATAGATGAAGCGCAGGATTTATCACCAATACAGTGGAAAATGGTAAATATAATCAAGAAAAATTCCAAATATGTTATACTAGCAGGTGATGATGATCAAGCAATTTATGGCTGGGCGGGGGCTGATGTAAAAAAATTTCAGCAAGAAATTTCTAAAAAAGACATAATTTTGCCACAATCTTACAGGGTTCCAAAGTCTGTTCAAGGTATTGCAGATAAAATATTGGACAGAATACCTGACCTAAAAAGAGTGCGTAAACAGTGGAAAGCAAGAGATGAAGAGGGAAATGTAGACTATATTACAGATACAGATGGGTTGCCATTACATGAAGGTAACTGGTTAATACTAGCAAGATACAATGACAGACTCACAAAACTTATGCCTATCTTAAAAGATAGGGGTGTATACTTTCAATATAAAGGTCGTAAGAGTTATAAAGTATCGTTGTTTAGAACCATTCTAAACTACATACGATGGCAGAAAGGGGAGCTTCTATCTCTGTCAGAAGTAAAAGATATTCTAGAATGTTCTGGTAGTAATTTAAAACCAACAGAAGAAAAGATGTATGACTTAACTGATTTATCTTATTCAAAAGATACAGAGTGGTTTGATGAATTCCAGGTAGATTACGAAGAGTGTTTATACATACGTGAAATGTTACGTATGGGTGAAAAATTATCTAAAGATGCAAGAATAAAATTATCTACAATACATGCAGCAAAAGGTGGTGAAGCTGACAATGTATTATTAATTTTAGATAATACAAAAACAATACGGGAATCTGCAGAAAAAAACGAAGACAAAGCAGATGAAGAAAATAGAGTTTGGTATGTAGGTGTAACAAGAACAAAACAAAATTTATATATCATGTCAGCAAAAAAGGAGGAACGAGGTTATGACATCGAAAGTTTGGGATAAGCAACATGGAGGATCACACTATCAAAAATATAAAATACAGCCAAGTAAGTTTGTAGTTGAGAATGAATTGCTATATCCTGAAGGTTGTGCTATAAAATATATTATCAGACACCGTGATAAAGGAAAGAAGCAAGACATATTGAAAGCAATACACTTTTTAGAAATGATTATTGAAAGGGACTATAATGAAAATTCCTAAGTTTGAAGCACAAACAGAATGGGTTAAGCCTACAGAATTTCCTGACTTACGGCAGGTAGATGAGATAGCAATTGACCTAGAAACAAAAGATCCAGACTTATTAAAGAAAGGATCTGGTTCTGTTATTGGTAATGGTGAAGTTATAGGCATCGCTGTTGCAACAAAACATTTCAAAGGATACTTTCCTATTGCACACGAGGGTGGCGGTAATATGGAAAAGGCAAGAGTTTTATCTTGGTTAAAAGATATACTTGAAGCTCCATCTACAAAAATATTTCACAATGCAATCTATGACGTTTGTTGGTTGCGGGCAATGGGATTTAAAATAAACGGTGACATAGCCTGCACAATGATAGCTGCAGCGTTGACCGATGAAAACAGATTTCGTTATGATCTAAATAGTTTATCTTGGAATTATCTTGGCTATGGTAAGAACGAAGCTGCACTTGCAGAAGCTGCAGAAGAGTGGGGTATAGATCCAAAATCAGAAATGTACAAACTACCTGCTATGCATGTTGGTGCATACGCTGAACGTGATGCTGAAGTTACACTTGGTCTTTGGCAAGAAATGAAAAAAGAAATTATTAATCAAGATCTGGAAGATATATTTGATTTAGAATCTGATTTATTTCATTGCCTGGTTGACATGAGATTCAAAGGTGTACGTGTAGATATAGAGCGAGCACATGCTATGAAAAAAGAATTGATTGCACAAGAAAAAGAATTACTACACAAAATAAAAGGTGAAACAAATATTGATACACAGATCTGGGCAGCTAGATCTATTGCAAATGTATTTGATGTATTAAGATTAGAATATCCACGTACAGAAAAAACTGCATCACCATCTTTTACAAAAAATTTTTTACAAGAACACAAACATCCTGTTGTTAAAATGATAGCGCAGGCAAGAGAGATTAACAAAGCACACACAACATTTTTAGATTCTATTTTACGTTACGAACACAAAGGCAGAATACATGCAGAGATTAATCAATTACGTAATGCTGGGGGTGGCACGGTAACTGGTAGGTTCTCCTACCAGAATCCGAATCTACAGCAGATACCAGCTAGAAACAAAGACCTTGGACCTAAGATTAGGTCGTTATTTATACCCGAGGAGGGCCATAGATGGGGTGTATTTGACTATTCTCAACAAGAGCCTAGGTTGGTAGTGCATTATGCTTCTTTATACAAATTACCCTCTGTATATGATGTTGTAGATGCGTATCAAAACGACTCTAATTCAGACTTTCACCAGACCGTAGCAGATATGGCAGACATACCTAACCTTGGATTATTTTATGGTATGGGTAAAGCTAAACTACAGGCAGAGCTAGGTGTAACAAAAGACAAAGCCGCAGATTTATTTAATACATATCACTCACGTGTACCATTTGTAAAACAATTGATGGAGAAAGCATCTAACAGAGCACAGGATCGTGGACAGATACGTACTCTGTTGGGTAGACTATGCAGGTTTCATTTATGGGAACCTAATCAGTTTGGTATGCACAAAGCATTGCCTCACGAAGAAGCACTCAGGGAACATGGACCGGGGATTAGGAGAGCTTACACATACAAAGCTTTGAATAAATTAATCCAGGGATCTGCTGCTGATATGACTAAGAAAGCAATGTTAGAATTATACAAAGAAGGTATCATACCACACATACAGATACACGATGAGTTAGATCTATCAATAGAGAATGAAGAACAGGCTAAAAAAGTTATTGAGATTATGGAACATGCTGTTACACTAGAAGTTCCTAACAAAGTGGACTATGAGTCCGGAAACAATTGGGGAGAAATAAATGGTTAAAAAATACTATGATCAATTTATGGTCTGGCAATTACACAACAGAAGAGAACTTGTGTTTGGTATTGCAGGATTTATAATTGGTGCACTAATATTCTAATAATGTATGGCGTACTTAAATGCAAACATACCTGTAACGTACGCTCAGATAAGGAGAGAATATCTTTATGATCTTAAAACTCATCATGGCGAAGTTGAAGATTGTATTGTCTTCGGGATTACTGCGATCACTGGTCGTCCGATTCTGTTCCACGCAATTATGGAAAATGGTGCAGTCTTCTACCGCTTACCGATCTCTGCTTTCATACAAAGAGGCTTTA